ACTCGGAAATCCCCTCAACTAGCCTGAACCAGCAGGGACTAAGCGAAATCTCGTCGGATTATCCAACATCGGGACGGATCGAGCCGAGATTAGTCACACCCGTTCCTGCCGGCGAGAGTTATGGTCCTGCCCTGACCTTGTGGGCGAAGCGTGTGCTCAACATTGATCTGATGGAGTGGCAGAAGCGGATCGTGAACGACGCGCTGACCTACGACGAGAACGGCGACTTTGTTTTCCGTGAAGCTTGTGTGTCCACAGCGCGCCAGTGTGGGAAGAGCTTGGTCATGAGAGCGTGCGCAGGGTTTTTCGCGACCGAGTATGCAGCATTACAAAAAGAGCCACAGAACATCGTGATCGTTGCCAACCAAAAGCGTCGAAGCATGGCCTTGTTCCGTGATGTTGTTCGTGACCTTGAGGACAAGTTTCTCTGCAAGGTTCGCTGGCAAAACGGTGACGAGCGAATCAACTTTCCAGACGGCTCTTCTATCTCTGTCGTTGCAGCTTCTGCTCACGCTCACGGCATGACAGCCTCAGTGATCCTCGTTGACGAATTGTGGGACATCAGTCCCGAGGTTGTGTTCACTGCGCTCAGGCCGTCACAAATCGCGATCAAGAAAAATCCGATGATGATGATGTTCAGTACCGCCGGCGACCAAGGCTCAACAGTTCTCCTCCAGCTTCGAGAGCAAGGCATGGCAGCGATTGACTCAGGCCGTACAGGTTCGCTGTATTTTGCAGAGTGGTCACTGCCACCCGGAGTCAGTCTGGAAGATCGTCGCTATTGGGGATGGGCTAACCCTGCACTCGGAACAACAATCAGCATGAAAGCACTGGAGCTCGCGTTTGATTCGCCGAACCGTCAAGCGTTTATCCGAGGCCACCTGAATCTGTGGGTGGACTCAACCAACTCGTATCTTCCGATCAACTTGTGGAACGACCGCAAAACAGTTGACCCAATGCCTCCGATTCAGTGGCTCGTCATTGATTCATCCGTTGATGAGTCACGCTATGTCGGCATTGGTTGCGCGTATGACGGAACGCGCGTGATCGTCACCACCGAGTTCGTAGTTGAATCAGCTCAACAGATGTGGGCCGAAGTTGTCAAACGAATGACCGACCCACAAGTCAAACTTGCGTGTACACCATCACTAGAAATCCACTGTCCCCCAGATCTCCGCCGGCGAATGACCATCGTTGGCTATGCCGAATTGATCAAGTGGACTGGTGCAGCGCGTTCAATGATCGTTGAGGATCGTGTTCGCCATACTGGTGATCTCGCATTATCGGAGCACTTCTCTCGAGCCGTCGCAGTGAAAACTGGTGGCGCGATCGTGCTCAGTTCGCAAAAGAGTCCGGGGCCCATAGAGCTCGCCCGATGTTCAGTGTGGGGAATCATGTTGACATCGCGTCCGAAGGCTTCAGCGAAACCTCAGATGGCTTTCGGTTGACCTTAGTGGACACACGCGGAATAGTTTGCGAGACTCCGAAGCGATGGCACTCTTCAGCAGATCGAAGCAACACGCGACCCCTGCGTTTGCTCACGAGCCTCTTCAAGCTGCAGCTGGAAGTGCTGCAAGCGGACTAGGTCAGTTCTGGAGTTACACCGTCGGGGCGGCTTCGGAACTGGCCCTGTCTGTTCCGACCGTTTCTCGAGCGACGCAGATGATTATCTCGCTTGTCGGCTCGCTTCCTCTTCGCCACTACACACGGCAGTGGACAGGCGAGGAGTACGAAAAAATCTATGAGCCCAACGAATCTTGGATGGATCAACCCGATCCTACACTCACTCGCAACTTCATCATGAGCAACACCTGCATGGATCTTATGATGCGCGGACGAGCGTTCTGGTATGTCACCTCACGCAGCTCCGCCACAGGCCGTCCGCTTTCGTTCCAGTGGATGCCCTGCGAGATGGTTGACACTTTGGATCAGCCCGGCCCACAGTTCTTCGGCAAATCCGATCAGATCACATTCAACGGAATTGCAATCCCGACCAACGATGTCATCCAATTCCTCGCACCAGTTCAAGGCTTTCTCTGGACAGGCCGTCGCGTGTTAGAGACCGCCATCAAACTTGATCGCTCCGCTGAACGCTTCGCCTCAAACGAGATCGTCGCAGGATATTTACAGCAGACCGACAGCTCTGAACCACTTGATGCAGAGTCACTCGGTGAACTCGCTGCAGCATGGTCAAATGCGCGACGCGTTAACGCTGTCGGCGCATTGAACAGTGCTGTCAAGTACGAACAATTCGACACCGACCCTTCAAAAATGCAACTGGTTGAAGCTCGAAACTTCAGCGCACTCGAACTGTCTCGAGCAATCGGAGTCCCCGCCTACTTACTGGGAATCGGCATCTCTGGCTACAATTACAGCAATGCCACTCAAGCCAAGCAAGATCTTTATCTGCTAGGCGCAAAACTTTACATGGACGCAATTCAAGAGACCCTCAGTGGGGCCGACATTTTGCCTCGCAACCGTTTCGTAGAGTTTGACACCGAAGATCTGATCGCCGATGTTGAAATGAACCACACTGAGATCAGTGTGGAAGAACCAGCATCCTCACGCACACCACAGGAAGTCTCATGATTCGACTTACAGCTCAACAGATCACACTTGACGCATCAGCCGATGGCGAACCATCGCGTCAGATCACAGGCCTTGCCGTCCCTTGGAATGTCAAAGCCACTCTCAGTGGTGGCGAATCGGTCGTGTTTCTTGAAGGCTCACTTCCCGAAGATGGCCCGATGCCCAAGCTCTTGGAGTACCACGACGAGACACGAGTTATCGGTCGCGTCACCGAACGAGTCTCAACTGCCGAAGGCATGATGTTCGTCGCCAAGTTGAGCGCGACCAGAGCTGCCGATGATGCTCTCGCACTGCTCGCCGATGGTGCGCTTGACAGCGTTTCTGTGGGCGCAGTGCCAACGAAGTTCAAGAGGCTTGCAGACGGCACTTTAGAGGTGTCTGAGGCAAGATTCTTGGAACTGTCGGTCGTCACGACACCGGCATACGCCGACGCACAAGTTTATTCAGTCGCGGCCTCGTCACCCGAAGAAGAAGCACCCGACGAAGAAGTAATACCAACCCCAACCCAACCATCCGAGGAGGATGAAATGTCAGAAGCAATCGAAGCAGCAGTACCCACTGCTCCTATCCAATACGCAACAGCGAAGCGTGAGTTCAAAATGCCGACCGCTGCCGAGTACATGATCAAGTTCTTGGCTGGCGGAAGCGAGTTCGCAGAGTTCAACCAGCGCATCGTTGCAGCAGCTCCGAATGTGACGAGCACTGATGCACCGGGCCTCTTGCCAGTGCCGATCATCTCGCCCATCTACAATAATTTTGTAGCTAACTACAGGCCTCTCATCACGGCAATGGGAGTCCGCCAGATGCCCAACAGTGGCAAGGTGTTTATCCGTCCGAAGGTCACCACGCACACGACCATCGGTGCATCAAACGGCGAACTCGTCGCACTTGATCAAGGCACTTTCGTCGTGGACGACATCCAAATCACGAAGGCCCTCTACGGTGGCTATGTCAACATCTCAGAAGAATCAATGGACTTCACTTCACCCGAAGTTCTCGGTGCATTGATTGACGACATGGCTCGCATCTACGCAAACGCCACTGATCTCGCAGCTTGCACAACTTTCGCAGCTGGAGTATCGCAGACCGAAGTCTTTGCAAATGCTTCAGACCCGGCTGACTGGGTGTCATTCATTTACAACAGCGCAGAGCAGATCTTGACAAACTCAAACGGCAACCTGCCTAATGTGCTCGTCATGTCACCAAACTTCTACGCGCTGCTCGGTTCATTGGTTGACAACTCTGGTCGTCCGTTGTTCCCGAATGTCGGCCCGCAAAACGCGTTCGGCACAACTGCAGCAAGCAACTTCAACGGCAACGCGTTCGGCTTGAACCTTGTTGTTGACCGCAACCTAGCCAGCCAAGTTTATGTCGGTGACAGCACTGGCTTCGAGTGTTGGGAACAGCAGCGCGGAGCCGTCAGTGTTGAACTTGCAGACGGTGCGCTCGGTCGAGTCATAAAGTTCAGAGGGTACTTTTCCTCCGTAATGAT